CAGGGATCGGTCTTTGTGAACGGTATACTCGCCGCGGTGGTCGGCGCACCGACGGTGTCACATCCGTTTCCGCCCGATCCTCCGTGTGCGCCTCACGTCGCCAATCTGAACGCCGGATCACCGAACGTCTTTATCGAGGGAATACCCGTCGGGCGTGTCGGTGACTCAGCGGACGCCGGTGCGATGACATCCGGATCACCGAACGTATTTGCCAACTAGTGGTGTATAAATAGTAGTATGGCTGATCTAGGAATTGTAGCAAGAGAGACCGTATACTCGGACGTGGACTTTTCATTTCGTCTTATTCCGGTATCGAACGCACTCGCTCTGAAGAAAGACGAGGAAGCGGTAAAACAGTCAGTCGTCAACATTCTTTCCACGAATAAGGGCGAGAGACCGTTTCTACCGTACTTCGGATCGAACATTCGATCGTATCTCTTCGAGAACTTTGACAATGTTACAGCGACTCTTGTCGAAGAAGAGATTCGATCCGCGCTTGTAAACTACGAACCGCGTGTACGAGTTACAAATATCGAAGTCGACGGTCGTCCAGACAATAACTCATTAAACATACTTTTGGAGTTTGATATCATTTCACCAAGAGAAACATCAACAAGTGTCAACTTTGTCGTTGAGAGATTAAGATGAGTAGAGAAACAAAACGCCTTAATGTATCGGACGTCGACTTTGATGATATTCGGCAGAATCTCAAGGATTTTCTGCGTTCTCAGGATACGCTTCAGGACTATGACTTTGAAGGATCGGCGATCTCAACTATCATCGACATGATGGCGTATGTCACTCATATCAATGCGGTCAACGCTAACCTTGGAATCAACGAGACGTTTCTTGATACCGCTCAATTTCGCGGATCGGTTGTTGGACATGCCCGCCAGTTGAGTTATACACCGAGATCCGCCAGTGCGGCAAGTGCGCTTCTTGACATTACTGTCAATAATCCAAGTTCACCGGATCTCACGATTCCAAGAGGTCATCGATTTAAGGCCAAGGTCGGTAACGATAGTTATAACTTTGTGACCGATCGTGAGTATAACACAGAAACCGCAAGTTTTACGAATGTAAGAATTCTACAGGGTACCGTTAAAACGACTGAGTTTATTTTTGATCCTCAGTCAAGTGAAAAGTATGTGATTCCTGAGTCCGACGTTGATACATCATCGCTTCGCGTCGAGGTGTATGATTCTCGCACCTCATCAACTTTCTCGGTCTATTCTGAATCAAAAGAACTTACTTCGATCACCGAGGACAGTCGAGTCTATTTCCTCTCAGAAAATCCCGATGGATTTTTTGAGATCTCGTTCGGTGATGGCGTTCTGGGCCGTGCTCTGGAAAACGGTAATCTAATTCGAGTCGAGTATCTTGTCACCAAGAAGGCCGAGTCCAACGGCGCGTCGGTGTTCTCGCTCGTTGATCCGATTCAGGGTAACAGTAACGTAAGTCTGACGGTAAAACAGAACGCACTCGGCGGTGACGAGAAGGAGTCGACTGACTCGGTTCGACGTAACGCACCTCTCTCGTTTGCATCTCAGAATCGCGTGGTCGTACCGCAGGACTTCGAGGCAGTCGTTCGCGAGAACTTCTCGAATCTTGAGTCGATCACGGTCTGGGGCGGTGAGGACAACGATCCACCGATCTACGGCAAGGCGTTTCTGTCAATCAAACCAAGAAACGCAGACATTCTTTCGGATACGGAAAAGACCTTTATTCTTGACGAGATCATTCGACCGAAGAGTGTTCTGACGATCGAACCGGAACTTGTCGATCCGGAGTTTTTGTTTATTACTCTGCAGGTGTTCTTTAAGTACGATCCGTCTCTTACAAATCTTACAGAGACGCAACTTGAGAACAAGGTCGTCGATAACATTCGTGACTTTAATTCACAGGAACTCGTTCGATTCGGCCGAGTGTTTCGTTATTCTCAGGTCTTGTCTGTGATCGACAACTCAGATCCGGCGGTGCTTAACTCGTTCGCTCGAGTCTATGTTCAGAGAAGATTCTTGCCTCGACTCAATGTGGCGCAGACATACACACTTGAGTTCTCGGTGGATCTCTTCGAGTCGTTCGGTACACGGCCGGTGATCTTTAATTCATCGACGTTTACGATCAACGGACAAGACGGTTGTCGATTCACAGATGTAAGTAACGGAGACGGAACAAGACGCGTTCAGATCGTTCGTGGTGATCCAAGAAATCCGACGATCGTCGTAAACAATGCCGGATCAATCATAGGATCAAAGATCACACTTCTGGACTTTCAACCAGAGAAGTACGAGGGATCATCGGTCGTCATCGAGGCGATACCGAACTCGTATAACGTCTTCGGCAAAAGAAACACGATTCTTTCGATCGACTGCAACTGTCCAAGATTCGAGATCGATGGATCGGTCGACACATTTGCGACTGGTGCGGAGTATTCGGGACTCGACTACGAAGTGGCACCGAAGAACGCAGACATCAATGGGAACATTGAATAATTACTGGCATATATGAGTAATAAGAACTCAAAATTATCTCCTCATGTGTCGACGCTGATCGATTCGTTCGTTCCCGATCATATTCAGGCGAACTTTCCTCAGTTGCTCGACTTCGTACGTGCGTATCTTACGTACCTCGAGGAGTCGAATTACTCCGGATACTATCAGAACACACTTCCCGAACAACGAGACGTTCGTCAGCAGGACGAGCAGTTTCTTCGTCGTATTGAGAACGAGATCGGTCTGTTTGTTCCGCGCGAGTATCAGGCCGATCCCAAGATATTCTACGATCGTATCTCAGATCTCTGGAGAGCAAAGGGTTCCGAAGAGGCGATCAAGACCTTCTTTCGAATCTTCCTCGATGATCCGGTACAGATTCGCCTTCCTTGGGATCAGGTTCTCATTCCCTCGGACGGTCGATGGGTTCAAGAGGATAAGATTCGTGTATCCTCGATCTCCGGTGATCCAAGAGATTTTGCTGGTCAAGAGATCTTTCAGGTACAGAGTTTTGCGAGTGCTATCGTCTCTCGTGTCGATCGACGGGTGTACTCCGATGGAATCATCTGGGAACTCACGCTCTCGAAGGGATCGATCGTCGGTGAGTTCTTTGAGAAAAATACGATCACGGTCGAGAACGATCTTACACTTCGCGCGGAGATATATAAGTCAGTCGCCGAGATTCAGATCGATTCTGGTGGAACCGACTTTGAAGTAGGCGATCGAATTACGCTTGATGGATACGAAGGAGTATCTTTCGTTGCATTCGTTAAACAGATCGATGAGGACACCGGTGAGATTCTATCGATCGAGTTGTCGAACTTTGGTTCTGGTAACACGCCAAATCATATCAAAGAGTCGAACACGACCGAGGACTACTACCTCGAGGACTTTCTTCTCTATGAATACGGAACCAACAATCAGGTAGGATCATCGACACTCGACTTCGTTATCGAAACGCTAAACGGATCGGGTGTAGCGTTTAGTATACGATACGCGCCTATCATCAGATCCGAGGGTAAGTACGTCGGTGTCAAGGGTCAACTCTCCGAGTCGATCGTGTTGCAGGACTCGTTCTTCTATCAGAAGTATTCATACGAGGTCTTGACGAACTTTCCGATCAATCTTTGGAAGGGCCCGGTCAAGAAGACCGTGTCGCCGGCAGGAACAATACCGTTCGGTAACGCTCGTGTGACCGATCGTCTTGATCTAGGCATCGATCCATCACAGTTTAGTTTCATCACGACTCCGGCGTTGTATGAACTTCAGGACACATCATCGATCGGTGAGTCGGTCGACTCGTTTTCACAGGACTACAACGTCGTGGACGACTTTTACTTTCTGGAGTCGTATGTCGGTACCGAACTCGTTGATCTGGCTCTCACCGTTGGTGTAAATAGTGATTCGGACTCGTTTACGACCGAACAGGTTTAATCATAGGAAGAAATAAGAATGGCTGTAACCGGTCTTGCTAGTAACTTTAGAATTCGTAATGCACGGGACTTTCTTGACTTTGTCGAGGAACCAAACTCGGGTATCTATATCTTTCTGGGACGTACCTCTGAGTGGCCCGACGAAGAAAATCCACCCCCGTCGGTCAATACTCTGAACGAGATTCTTGCGAACTGGAGAGACATGAACGGTATCAAGAAGATCGCACCTCTTGACATCGCGCTGGGTATTCGTGAGTATGTCTGGACGAACGGCACGGTCTATGTTCAGTACGCCGATGACGTGGATCTTACCGATCAACAGTTCTTTGTTCTGACGGATCAACTCAACGTCTATAAGTGTATCTCAAATAACAACGGTGGGCCGTCGACGGTAAGACCGACTCACACCACATCGGACATTCCTCTGCAGTCCGACGGATATAAGTGGCGATATATGTTCTCGACCACATCGTCGGTGCTCAGAAAGTTTATTGTTCCGGGATTCTTTGGTTTTGATCCAAACACCACGTCGTTTCCTCCGACACAACCCGGTACGATCGATAATGTTCGAGTCGATGCTTCGGGTTCGGGATATCCTGCCAACGCGTCGGTCAACACCGACACAGAGATTCCGGTGTTTATCGAGGGTGACGGTGATCAGAACTCATCGGCCACCGCGACGATCAACACAATTCAGGGTGAGATCATATCAATTTCGTCCATCACGTCCGCAGGATCGAACTATCCGTACGCGCCCGAGAGCAATATTCCAGTCGCCCTACGACAGTTCAATGACGGTCTCATTCAGACGGCCTATGGTGTTGCAACGACGAATCCGTCGGGTGGTATTGACTCGATACAACTTGTGATCAGTGGAGACGGATACACCGACGGTGAGGTCAGCATCGTTCAGTCGTCGTGTCGCGCATACGCAGAGACCGATATC